CTTCAGGAGCAAGAGGCCGAGCGGCGGCGTCAGCGCGTCACCGCCTTTGCCGAGCAGATCGCCAACGAGGGCAAGCTGCCCCCGGCCGACGTACCGAAGATCACCGAGGTCCTGCTCGCCCTGGACGAGCACGCCGGCCAGCCGGCCCTGTGCTTTGCCGAGGCCGACGCCAACGGCACGCTCAAGGAGCAATCCGCCGGCGACTGGCTGCGCGCGCATCTGGCCAGCCGCAAGCCGATCGTGGATCTCAGCGAGATCGCCACCAGCGCCAACGCCGCCCCGGAGGCGAGCAAAGGCAAGTCCGATAGCCAGATCGCTCGCGAGGCCCGCGCCTATCGCGATCGGCAGCTCGCCGCTGGCATCACTGTTTCACTCGCCGAGGCCGTTGACGCGGTCGAAGCCGGCACCGCGGAGTAAGTACCCATGGCCTGGCAGACCCCCATCCTGACCAAGACCTTCAAGGCCGATGGCGCCATCGGCGCCTATACCGCCGTCACCCCCGGCACCGATCAAGACCACGTTGCCGTTGCCGGCGCTGGCGATGTCGTGCTCGGCGTCACCGGGCAGATCGGCGCCGACGCGGCCGAGGACTACGTTGATATCAACATGATCGGCATCGGCGAGATCACCCTCGCCGCGACGCTCGCAGCCGGTGCCCTGGTCGCCGCCAATGCCAGCGGTCACGCACTCGCGGCCGCCGACGGCAACCCGACCATCGGCCGACTCATCCACGGCGGCGTCGACAACGACGTGGTGCCCGTGCTGCTGAGTCTCGGCACCGCCAGCGTCCCGGTGTAACCGGCTGATCCCCTTTATTCAGGTTTAGGAGCCCGCCATGCCCACCACCGTTTCTGCCAACGGTCAGCCGTTTCGCATCGTCCCGCGGTTGACCCGTATCGCCATGGCCTTCCAGCAGGAAGGCATGATCGCCGACGAGGTGCTGCCGCGCGTCAGCGTCGAAGGCGAGCTGTTCGAGTACACCAAGGTCTCGGAGAAGGCCCGCCTGATGATCCCCGATACCAAGATCGGGCGCACCGGCGCGGCCAATCAGGTCGAGTTCGACAACTTCAACGAGACCGACCGCGTCGCCGATCACGGCCTCGAGGCCCCGGTGCCGGTCAAGGACATCGACACCGCGCGCGCGCACGGCGCCCTCGATCCGATGGACCAGGCCACCATGGGCGTGATGGAGCTGATGAGCCTGGCGCGCGAGAAGGAGGTGGCGGACCTCGTCACCACCGCGGCCAATTACGCCAGCGCCCACAAGCTCACGCTCGACGGCACCAGCGGCAAGTATCACTTCGACGACACCACCAACGGCACCCCCCTGGCGCAGATGGAAGACGCCATGGACGGCATGCTGGTGCGGCCTAACACCATGGTGGTGGACCGCCTGACGCTGACCAAGCTCAAGCGCCATCCGGAGGTGGTCGCGCGCGTGTTCCCGACCGCGGTCACCACCAGCGGCCAGGTCACCACCCAGCAGCTCGCCGACGCCCTGGAGCTGGAGCGCATCCTGGTCGGCGCCGGCTGGTACGACAGCGCCAAGAAGGGCCAGGCACAGAGCAACACCCGCATCTGGGGTAATGCGCTGGCGCTGCTGCACATCAACCGCAGCCTCTCCAGTGCGCGTACCGCGATGCCGACCTTCGGCTTCACCGCGCAGTTCGAGCAGGCCAACCAGGCCGGCACCTACTTAGACCCCAAGCGCGGCGTCAAAGGCGTCGAGGTGGTCAAGGTCATCGACCAGCGCAAGGCCCTGATCAGCTACCAGAACGCCGGCTACCTGTTCAGCGCACCGCGCTCGAGCTGATAACGACAGCGGGCTAGGGCTGCCGAGCGCGGCCCTGGCGGGGCGGGGACCGGCGCGAGACGGGCCGGGAGCCGCCGCTCAGCGCTGTGATAGCGCCCCGTTATCGACCTGTTATTGACCGGCTATCGACCTGTTATCGACCCCGAACACCCGGCGGAGCACCCTATGACCCTCTCCGAGCTGACCACCCAACTCGCCACCCATCAGGGCCTGAGCAAAGCCGCTGCCAGCGAGCACCTGCGCGCGCTGGTCGAGATCCTCCGCGAGACCCTGGCCGACGGCGAGACCCTCAAGCTCCCGGGTCTCGGCAGCTTCAGCCTGGCCACCATCGCCGCACGCAGCGGCACCGTTGCCGGGCGCCCGTATCACAGCGAGGCCCGCCCGACCGTGCGCTTCCGCCCGGCCGCGAGCCTGGTCGAGCGCATCGCCGAGCGCCAGGCGCAGCGCTGAGTCCTGAGCCCGGCCACCGATCATGGCTTACGCAACCCGCGCGGATATCGGCTACGGCGAGGACCTACTGCTCTGGCTCACCGACAGCGACAGCGACGGCGCCATCGACGAGGCGGCCATCACTGCTGCACTCGCCAGCGCCTCGCGCCGCATCGACACCTACATCGCCCAGCGCTACAGCCTGCCATGGAGCGACACCACCGGGCAGCTCAAGGATCTCTGCGTCGCGCTCGCCCGCTACAGCCTCTACAGCATCCGCCCCGATGGCCCGGACATCCCGGCCGCGGTCAAAGACGGCCGCGAGCTGGCCGATCGCGATCTGCGCGCGATTGCCGACGGCCGCATGAGCCTCGCCGGCGCCAGCTTGGCCGAAGACAACCCGGTCGAGCCGCCCAAGCTGGTCGTCAACGGCCCAGCGCGCCGCTTCAACCGCGACGAGCTCGACCAGTGGTGAGCCCGCGATGAGCGCCCCGTTCCTGGACCTGACGACGGTCGCCGACATGCTCGCGGACCTCACGCCCGGCACCGTGCGCACGCTGGAGGAGCTGGCCGAGATCAGCCTCGGCCACCGTGCCCACGCCGGCACCTTGCCCGCCGTCGCCCTGGTCCCCGGCGCCAGCCGTTGCACCGGCCCAGGCGGTCTCGGCAACGATCGCATGCACACCGAGGAGGTGGTGGTGGTGATCAGCGTGCGCGCCGCCGCGCGTGCCGAAGACGCCGCGCTCGACACCCTAGCCGCCGTGCGTGCCGCCGTCTGGGCCAAGCTTGAGGGCCAGCGCCCGGCCGCGCGCTTCAGCCCGTTGCGCTACCAGAACGGGGCGCTGCTCAGCCTCAACAACGCCGTGCTCACCTATGCCGATCGCTACAGCACCGACCGACCCGCGCCGCCAGTCTGACCCAGCGCGCGCCTAACGCCACCCCACATCACCACCGGAGACTCGCCCCATGTCCACCCAAGTTCGCGGCTCAGACGCCTCGGTCCTCGTCTACGATGAAAGCGTCTTCGGCGCCGACCCAGGCGTGCCCGCTGCCAAGAAGGTCTACTTCTCCAGCTGCGGCCTCAAGGCCGAGCAGAACCAGATCGACGACGACACCATGAGCAGCGGCCGCGGCACCCGTCGCAGCGGCCGCGGCAACATCAACGTCAGCGGCAACCTCAACGTCACCATGGCCCCGGAGCACATCGGCTTCTGGCTCAAGCACCTGCTCGGCACGCCCGCCACCACCGGCGCCGGCCCCTACGAGCATGTCTTCGTCCCCGGTGACCTGCCGCCCGGCTTCCGCGTCGAGACCGACTGGACCAGCGCCATTGCCTCCAAGGTCAACGCCTACAAGGGGCTGCGCATCAACTCCGGCTCGCTCACCCTGCCGCAGGAGGGCTTCGCCAAGCTCAACATGAGCCTGCTGGGCAAGAGCCATGCAGTCATCACCGCGCCGCTCGACGACACGCCAACCGATCCGGGCCACGAGGGCTTGGTCGGCTTCGAGGCCATCATCAAGCACGGCGGCGCCCGCGTCGGTGGCGTCACCTCCATGAGCGTCGAGGTCAACAACAACCTCGGCTCGGATGTCTACTGCTTCCCGGCCACCGGCGAGACCGCCGGCGAGCGCTTCAGCCTGGCCGAAGACAAGGTGGTCATCTCCGGCACGCTCGAGACCGTGTTCCAAGACTTCACCTTCATCGATCTGGGCATCGCCGGCACCGAGACCACCTTCGAGGTCGTCTACACCCGTGGCACCGGCGACGGCACCGCCGGCAACGAGACCATCAGCTTCCTCATCGACCACGCCGACGTGCCGCTGATGACCCAGACCATCGAGACCCAAGCCGGGCTCAAGGCCAGCATCCCGTTTAAGGCCTTCGCCAGCGGCACCGACATGGGCCTGGTGGTCACGCTCAATAACGCCATCGCCGCCGCGGATCTGTAAGCGCCCGGCTTCTTAACTACCCAACGTCCCAGCTCCCCAACGTCTCTGCAGAGGAACACCCTATGCTTCGCATCGCCCTCGATGACCGCCCCATCGTCCCGCACACCATCAAGGTCCAGTACAACGGCGACGAGCACGAGCTGACGCTGCGCTATCACGCCTGGACCCCGGAAGAGCTGGCCCCCGAGCGCAAGGCCCGCCTGGAGCTCTCCAAGGCCATCGGCCAAGACGACCGTTCAACGGGCTTCGACATGCTCATCCAGCAATCCAGCGCCAACGAGATCGCCCGCATGCGCGAGGTGCTGCAAGCGCGCGTGCTCGGCTGGGATCTGGCTGACCTGGAAGGCAACCCGGTACCACTCAGTCCAGACACCTTGCAAAGCGCGCTCAGCCTGCCCGGCTGGCTGGCGGCGTTCTGGGGCGGCCTGTTCGAGGCCAGTGATGGGGCACGGGCAAAAAACTCCTAAGCTGGCTGCGTTGGTGGTGGGACCACGAGCAGCCAGCGAAAACAGGCCAGCGCTGCTGCGTGGCCTGCATGGAGATCCGCAAGGAAAAGGTGTGGTGTCCCACCTGCACCGCACCCGAGGTCTGGCCGGTCAACCAGCCGATGGTCGAGCTCTACCTGCAGGCCCTGCCGACCTGGCGCACGCCAGAGGCCGGGCGCCTGCAAGAAGGCTTCGACCGCAGCGAGCTGCGCGACCTGATGACCCTGCGCGGCATCCCGGCCGCCGAGCAGCCCGAAGCCTGGGAGCTGATCGCCGCAATGGAAGCACAGACCCGCGAGATCCGCGCGGTCAAACGCGAAGAGGCCAAGGTAAGCAAATGAAGCGCGCACGCGCGTTGCAAACAGCGTGCCGGCCTGAGCGGGCCACGGCAGCGCTGAGCACGGCCCG